GCGACATTATCCTGGTGTTCAATCCCTTTGATTACTGGGCCAAGGTGTTCGCCGCTACCACGATTCTGGTAAACGGCCAGTACGTCAACAACTGCCTGCCCATCCCTGCCGAAATCTTCCAGTGCGAGGGCCTGGAACAGGGTGAAGCTGTTATCGGTATTGCGCCCTATTACTTCGCCGGTGTTGGCCCTGCCGGCAAGACCGGCACCATTGCCGCCGACGATTCCGTCAAGTTCCTGGAAGATCAGCGCGCATACAAGGCCAAGTTACAGGGCAACGGCCGCCCCCTGGATCAGTACGCATTTCTCCGTCTGGATGTTTCCGACCTGGAAGCTATCGTGTCTACCATCGTTGAGGTTGCAGGCACCGTAAAGACCAAGGAACAGGCGTAAAAGGGGGCTAGACTATGGCAGTAAATGAAACCATTTACAAACTTGCGTTGAATCGCATGAACTATACATGGGAATTGGACGAAACGCAAAAAGCAAACGTAGAAGCTGCCATAGAGGAAGCGGAAGCCCTTCTCCGGGCCAGGGCGGGAAGCCCCAAGCTTGACCTAACTGTCCCGGAGTATCGCGGCCTGCTGATAAATTGCGCGTGGTACATCGTGAACAACTGCCGTGCTGATTTTGAAAAAGATTACAGTGCGGAACTTGTTTCCTTGCGTTTGGTGGAGGGGTTCAACTGTGGCAAAGCAGAAAGTTAAATTTGAAACCTTCCCGGATGGCGTATGCAGCTTGTGGCAGCTGGACAAATCCAAAAAGCCGGTATTGCTGCTAAAGAACATTCGGTACCGTGAACGCACGGTAGGAGAACGGCGCAACTTTGACGCGGAACAGGCCGGGCATACTGTTCAAATGCTGATAAGAATACCCCGGATGGACTTTGTAACGGTTGGTACCTTTGTGGTTATCGGTTCCAGACAATACAAAGTGCTGCAAGCACAAAAGATCATGGACACCAAGCCCCTTTGCACCGATCTGACCTTAGAAAACCCGGATATTCTGATTCGCTTCGACGAAAGCGAGGTGGGAGCCGGTGGCCGCATTTGACCTTACAAAGGAAATAACCGCCGTTCTGAAAGAGTACGGCGGGGAAGTAATGGACAAAGTGGATAAGGCCGTACACACTTGCACCAATGGCGCAAAAAAGGAAATCAGCACAACCAGCCCCAAAAGAACCGGCGAATATTCCGGCGGCTGGCATACGCGATTCAGAGCCACCGGCCGGGGAAATACGACCGGCGAAGTGTACAACGGCCCAAAATACCAGCTAACCCACCTATTGGAAAAACGGCACCGAAAACGCGGCAATAAGGGCTATAAGGAACCGCATCCCCATATCGGCCCGGCCGCTGAAAAATGGGGCACCAAATTTGTACAGCAATGCGAGGAGGCGTGTAAAGGGAAATGATAAGCCGCGAAAAGATTCTGGCGCGCCTGGACAATACAGACATACGCCGGGAAGAAGAAACGGTCACGCCGATCAGCGGCGCGGTCGTTCCGCTTCCGTATTTGATAGTCCGTAGCGAGGAAGTGGACACCTGGGACGATGCGGGCCGGGTCTGCTACACCGTCGCTACCTGGACAATCACCCTTTTTACAGTAAACAAGGATTTTGCACTTGAGTGCAAAATCCGCAAGGCGTTGGCCGGTCTGGGAACCGTGGAAGTCCACCGTTACCCGGACGGTGAACCCTATTCCGTTGATTTCACCTTCATAACGAAAGGAGCAAAATTATGAGCACTACCACCAACCCCGCCGATAATTCCGACGAGATCATCCTGGGCAGCGGTGACCTGTATCTCGTAGAGTACACGGGCGAAATTCCCGAAGATACCACCATCGAAACCGATGCCAACCGCGCCGGTAATATCAAGGGCGGCGCAACGCTGGAATACAGCATGGAAAGCCAGACCGTCCAGGACGATAAAGGCCGCGTGAAAAAGACCATTATCACCCAGGAAACCGTCGTTTTCAAAACCGGCCTTATTACCTGGATCAAGACCTATTTGCAGGCCCTTGTCCAGACGGCCCGCGTTGACGAAACCACCAAACAGGGCCACCGCGTCTATAAGCTGGGCGGCCTGGCCAATCTGAGCAAAAAGAAGTGGCTGTGGCGGTTCGTCCATACCCGTGACGATGGCCGTAAACTGCGGATCACCGTAACCGGCAAGAACACCGGCACCATTTCTCTGGCCTTCCAGACCGAGGAAGCGACCCAGGTCGATGCTGAGATCACCGCCGACACCCTGGACGCTTCCGGTACTCTGGTTATTCTGGACGACGAGCTGGCAAGCGCTGGAACGGCCCAGACCAACAGCTAACTAGGGAGGGGCGGCCATGTTTTCACTTGCAAGCGTACAGGTAAGAAACTATGAGTTTGAAAACCCCGAAGGCGGCGTGCTGCATATCCGGCCCCCGAAGCTGGAAACTTTGGAGATTTTCAACAAGGTGTTTTCCGACACTACGGCAACCCCCAGACAGTTGGCGGGCGTAACCGGTGCCGTTATTTCCGACAACGAAGAAGGCGTAACCGTAACCGCAAAACAGGTTATGCACTGGATGAACGCGGATCACCTGGCCGCCTTTGTCGAGGACTTCCTGGGTTGGCTGAACGGCACCAAGGAAAGCAACCCAAACTAATCACCCCCTACTATCCCGACAAGGATAGCAAGGGGGTGCCCTTTGCTATTTCTACGCAGCGGACAAAAGCCGTTGCAGATTATGCAGGTATTTCCTTGTTTGAGGTTTACCAGCTGGACGTTTTCACATATTGGGCGCTGCTGCATGATGCGGTTGTATATGCCAACGCCCAGACCGAAGAAGGCCGTAAATGGCTGCACAATGCGTGGAGATTGACACAGATAAACCCGGATCGGGAAAAGCTGCATGAAAAATACGGATGAAAGGAGGAATAGCACATGGGAAAAACAATCAAGGGTATTACCGTCGAGATCAACGGCCAAACCACCGGCCTAGGCAAGGCCCTGGAAGCTGCCAAAAAGCAGAGTATTGGCCTTAACAAGGAGCTGCGGGAAGTTAACAAAGCGTTAAAGTTCGACCCGTCGAATACTACGCTTTTAGCCGAAAAGCAAAAGATTCTTGCGGATTCCGTAAAGGCTGCAACCAACGAGCTGGACACCTTGAAGGCTGCCCAGGAAGAAGTCGAAGCCATGTACGCGGCGGGTGAAATCGACCGGGGCGCTTATTTGGAGTTCCAAAGAAAGTTGCAGGCAGCAGAAGCGAACGTCCGACGGCTGAAAGAAGAACAGCTGGAGTTCGGCAGCGTAACCGCCCAGGTAATGCGCCAAGCTGGTGAAGCCGTCCAGGACTTCGGCGGAAAAGTCGAGGGCGTAGGTAAAAAGCTGATGCCCCTTTCTGCCGGTGTTGCTGCTGCCGGTGGCGCGTCCGTAAAAATGGCGTGGGACTTCGAGGACAGCATGGCCAAGGTTGCCACCATTGCCGACACGACGGAAGTACCCCTGGCAGAGCTGGAAACGGCTATTTTAGACCTTTCCAACGAAAGCGGTATTGCTGCCGGTGAGATTGCGGAAAACGTCTATAATGCGATCAGTGCGGGCCAGAGTACCGGCGACGCGGTTAATTTTGTCCGACACGCCACTGACCTGGCCCGTGCCGGTTTTGCCGAAAGCGGCGACGCTCTGGACTTACTGACCACCATTATGAACGCTTACGGCCTGGAAGCCGAAGCCGTGACCGATGTTTCCGACACGCTGATAGCTACCCAAAACCTGGGTAAAACCACGGTTGGAGAGCTGGCCAGCTCCATGGGCAAGATCATACCTACAGCCAACGCCGCAAATGTGGAACTTAGCCAGGTGGCGGCCGGTTATGCCCTTATGACCGCCAACGGCGTGGCCACTGCGGAAAGCACCACATACATGAACAGTATGCTGAACGAGCTGAACAAATCCGGTACCAAAGTTTCCGACACGCTGCAAGCAAAGACCGGAAAAAGTTTTTCCGATCTGATGGCGGAAGGCTATTCCCTGGGCGATGTGCTGGGCATTGTGTCCGCAGCGGCAGACGAACAGGGTTTGAAATTTACGGATATGTTTAGTTCTTCCGAAGCTGCAAAGGCCGGTTTGATTCTGCTGGGTAACGAAGTCAGCGCCGTGGAAAATGGCCTGGTGGAAGCCGGTGGGTCTACGGGAGCGTTTAATCAAATGCTTTCGGAAATTGAAGCCGGTTCCGGCGGCACCGCTTCCGCTCTGGAAAAGCTGGACACCACCAATCGCAAAGTTTCCGTTGCGATCAACCAGGTAAAAAACGCCGCACTGGACTTCGGCCAGGTGGCGGGCGGTATGCTGGCCCCTTATATTGAAGGATTGGCGGGCGTTATCGAAAGAGCAACCGAAAAGCTGAAAAATATGGACGAAGGCCAGAAAAAGACCATTGTAACCATTGCCGGTATTGTGGCAGCAGCTGGCCCGTTGTTAACCATTGTCGGCAAGGGTATAACCCTTGTAGGCGGCGTGATTGAAAAGGGAAGTAAGATTGTCGGCACGTTCAAAACCGCAGCGGTGGCCTTGAAGGGCGGCGCGTCCGCTTTCAGCTTAGTGGGCACCGGTGCCAAGCTGGCGGGCGTAGCTATAACCGTTCTATCCAGCCCCATAACCTGGGTTGTGGCGGGAATTGCTGGCCTTATCGCCTTGTTTGTAACCCTGTATAACAAGTGCGAATGGTTCCGGGATGGCGTGAACAGCGTAGCAGAGTCGATAAAAACCGGGTGGAACACCATGACCACCGCCGTTTCCACTTCCCACGCTGCTGGCCTTGAAAGTATGCGCGCCACTTCTGCCAATACTCTGGCCAATATCCAGGGTGTATTCGCAGCCAACGGCGGCAGTATCAACGGCGTAACGGCCGAAATGATTGCAGGCATTACGGGCCTGTTTTCCTATGGCTTTACGTTCATCGACACATTGACCGGCGGCAAGCTGTCCAGTATCGCCAACTATTTCAGCGAAAAGCTGAATAGCGCATATACCACCGTTACCGGCATATTGGACAATATCAAGGGTGCATTTTCTGAAAAGCTGGAAGCTGCACGCGCGGCCGTTTCCCAGGCGATAGAGAACATTAAAAGTTGTTTCAACTTTTCGTGGAGCCTGCCGCATTTGAAACTCCCGCACATTACCATTTCCGGCAGCTTTAGTATTAACCCTCCCAGCGCGCCGAAGTTCGGTATTGAGTGGTACAAGCACGGTGGTATCTTAAACGGTGCCCAGCTGTTTGGCATGATGGGTAAAAAGCTGTTGGGCGGCGGTGAAGCTGGCCCGGAAGCTGTTCTGCCCCTGCGGTCGTTCTATGCAGAGCTGGACAAGATTCTAACCAGAGTATTGACCGGCCCGGAGAATGGCCCCACCCAATTCAACCAGTACAACACATACAACAGCCCGAAGGACTTGTCCCCTGCAGAGTGCGCCCGGCAGACCCGGAACGAAACCCGCAAACTGTTGGCGGCGGTAAAGAAGGCATAAGGAGAACACCATGGAAAAGATAATTTGTAAGAACGGCGCAACCGGCCGAACAATGACCTTTGAATATGGTGACGTTGTGTTCCTGGAAGGCGTGGACGATATTGGAGCGGCCAATTTTACCATTTCCACAAGCAAGGACACGGGCGTGGACGGGGAAACCGTGGAAGGCGAAAGCCAGGACGCACGGCACCCCGTTATCCGCGCTTATGTCCTTTCGGATTATGATAAAATCCGGGATCAGCTGGACGCTGTTTTTCAAGAAGGCGTGGACGGGACTATGGAAGTATACCGGGAGGATGGTACCCGCAGGGTTGCCACCTACCGGCCGGAAGGCTGGGAGCTGGCTTTTACCGGCATTATCCGGCAGCTGACAGTTAAGCTATTGTGCGCAGATCCCAAATTCTACGACCCGGAGGAAGAATTTACCACGATGGCTTCCTGGCAAAGCCTTTTCCGGTTCCCGCTTACGTTTCATAGCCCGTTTGCTATTTCTAAGCACGTTTCCAACCTGTTGGCCACGATCACGAACCCCAGCTCCACGGCCCAGGCCCTGCGGATCATTTTCACCGCTACCGGCGAGGTAACAAACCCGTTTTTGACAGACGTTAAAAGACAGGACACCTTGCAGATAGGCACCAATACAAAGCCCTTTGTTATGCACAACGGCGACAAGATCACCGTTACCACGTCCCTTTCCAATATGCACATTATGCTGACAAGCGGCGGCGTAGAATCGGAAATCACCAACCGGGCCGTCTGGCCGGTTGCTTGGCTGAAACTGCAACCCGGTGAAAACCTTTACCGCTACGGTGCCTTAACCGGCGAACAGTCGCTACAGGTACAAATCTGGTATAGGCAGAGTTATGGAGGTGCATAAAATGGCCACACAACCCGTATTGTCGTTTTTTAGCCCCGAATTAACCCATGTCTTTGACCTGGGCAAATACAAGAGCCTGCGGTGGCGGCCCATGTACGACAAACCCGGCGAATTTGAACTGCACACAAGCCCCAGCCTGTTCAACATGGTGGAAAAAGGCCAGTTGGTTTTGAGATCAGACCGGCGCAAAGAAACGGTAAAGGTGGAAGGCGTGGAAATCGAAAGCGGCAATTTGATAATTACCGGCCGTTTTCTTTCTGTCACTCTGGCAGATGCAGCCATAACCACCATTTACAATTTCAACGGCACCATTGAAGCAGCCATGCGGCAGCTTGTTACGGAGCAATACGGCCGTATTGCCCGAACCCTGCCCATGGAGCTGGCCCCGGCCGGAGGATTCCCGGCCACGATCCAGGCGCAAGTTAGCCTTAAAAATCTGCTTACCGTTCTGCAAGCTATGGCGAAAGCGGGCGGTTTGGGATTCCGGGTCTATGCTGACCCGGAGGCCCAGACCCTTGTTTTTGAAATTTATGCAGGCGTGGACAGGACAGAAACCCAGGAGGTCAACGAGCGTGTTACCTTTTCGGATGTCTATTTCAACATAGATCAGCCCCGGTATTACGAAAACGAAGCCGATTATAAAAATTATGCTATCGTCTGCGGCGCTGGGGAAGGTTTAGACCGGACTATTGTAGAGGTAGACAGAACGGCCGGGGAGGATCGGCGGGAGCTGCTTGTGGATGCCCGCGACCTGTCGCAGGGCGAACAGACCGCCGCCCAGTATGAAGCCGTGCTGCGGCAGCGGGGCATTGAAAAGCTGGACGAACACAACCGCATACAGAGTTTTGAAGCCGGGATCAAGTCGAGTAGCCAGTTTAAGTATAAAGTGGACTGGGATCTGGGCGACATTGTGACCGGCAAACAAACCGCGTGGGGCGTTTCGATGGATCAGCGCGTGGCCGAAGTTGAAGAAGTTTACGAAAACGATGCAATGACGGTTACGCCTACCCTTGGCACCCCTGCCCCCGAAACCTACAATTTGGAGGATAACATAGCATGAGCAACGAAAAAGCAACAGAAAACAGCGGTTTTCTGGATAACCGGGATTATACCGCCGCTTTTCTGTATAAGCTCATTGCGCTGCTTGTGGGCAATGGTGTATATGCCAACCACTTGGCCCCTACGGCAACCAATGAGGACATGACCATCACCCACGGAAAGGGCAATGCCTGGATCAATGGCGTTTGTTACGAAAACACTACGCCTTTCGTGCTGCCCATCGACATGGCCGACGGCAGCTTAAACCGGTACGACAGCCTTATGGTACGGTTAAGCCTGTCCACCAACGAAACGTATGCCGTTATCGTCAAAGGTGAATACGCAACCGAACCCACGCCCCCGGCCGTCACCCGGAACGCTGAAACCTGGGATTTGAAAATCTGCGATATTTACATCCCGGCCGGTTGCACGAAGATCACCCAGGCACAAATTACCGATACCCGCTTGGATTCTGCGGTTTGCGGCGTGCCGGTGTTCCCGGTGGAACACCTGGACATGACAACGTTTTACCGGCAGATTTCCAACGATCTGGCCAACTTCCGAAACAGAGAACAGGCCAGCTTCACCGCCTGGGTAAACGACCAGGAAGCTAGCCACTTGACCACCCTGTCCGACCTTGTGGAAGTCGTTCGGCAGACTTCCAATGACAGCCGGGACGAAATTCTGGCCCTGCTGGCCCAGTTGAATGAATTGGTTGACGCTGATACCGTCGGCCAGTTAATCAACCATATCAACGGCACCGACGAACGGGTGGCCCAGGTGGCCGCAACCAGGGCACAGCTTTATAGCTGCACATTCCCGGCCACCGGATGGACAGCCAGAGCGGGCGGCGGTTATACCCAGACCGTGGAGTGCAACGGCGTATCTGCTGACACCCAGACGGCCCGGCCGTTCATTCTGCCCGATCTGGAAAACCCGGAACAGGACGAAGCGAACGACGAAGCCCTGGCCATGATTGCAGGCGGCGAAACCCTGGCCGGAGCTATCCGCCTGGACTGCTTCGAGGATGCCCCACCCGTTGATCTGACAATCTATTTTTTAGGAGTTGAAAACAATGGCTAAAATTCCGAAACCCGCCTCCGGCGGCGGTGCCGGGGCGGTAAAGCTGATTATTCAGCTTTCTACCACTGACGGCGCAAGCCTTGCCGGGCAGACCGTAACCGTTGCGGAGCTGAGTACCGGCGTGGAAATTGCAAGTTTCATTTATTCCGGCCAGCCGGAAACGCTGAAACTTCCCGGCGGCGTTACTTTCAAGATCACCGCAAACGATAAAATGGGCTATGTGACCCCGCAGCCCGCAACGGGCATTTTGACGGACGACACCACGGTCGTACTTTCCTTTATGGCCTGCACCCGGTACGGCTACCGGCGCGCCAAGGCCAACAGCGACCCCGAAACCCGTATCACCTATCTGTATGACGCGGTGAACATGACCCCCATGTCCGTGAACCTGTCCACCGGTGCCCCGGACTATGGCAGTTGGAAAGACTTCATTTATGAGGTTGCCGCCCCTGTCATGCTGAACACCGACGGTACAGAAGCCTACGACCTGCACCCCGAAAACCAGACCTTGAAAACCGACGGCACCGCTTCCGACGTTGCAAGCAGCGCTTTCGACGGCAATGCAATGGTACGTTTCAGCGGTAAATGGAAATGGGTAAAGCGGTACGAAGATGCAAATTATGAATACGTCATTTTTGCAGACGGCCAGCCGGACGAAACCTATAAAGCCCAGGCCCACACCAATATCAACGGCGAAATTACCGACCGTTTCTATTGGGGTATGTACAAGGGCGGCAATGTCAGCAGCAAGCTGCGCAGTATTGCGGGCCTTTCTGTCATGGTTAACCAGACCCGAAACACAGAAGTTGCATACGCCCAGGCCAACGGCACCGGCTACGATACCATCTATAATTCCGGTTGGCAGCACATTGCCGATCTGCTGACGTTGGTAGCCAAGAGCGACAACGGCCAGGCAGCCTTCGGCAGCGGCCGGAGTAAGAGCAGTAACAGCTCTGCTATTGCAACCGGTTCGACAAAAGCCTACGGCCCGTTCTGGGGTTCCAACAACGAAACCAGCGACGTGAAGGTGTTCTGGATCGAAGGTTTTTGGGGTAACGTTTGGGAAGGTATGCGCGGCCTTATCAACGATAAAGGCACGATCCTGGCCAAAATGACACCGCCCTACAACTTCGACGGCGCGGGTTATGTGAACACCGGAAAGACCCCGGCGGGAGAATCCGGCGGTTTTATTTCCGGCGCAATGATGGACAGCGAGGTCGGCTTCGTTCCTTATACCGTCAGCGGCAGCGGAACAACGTACTATTGCGACGGTATGTGGTTCAACAACGGGCAAGTGGATTACGCGCTTGTGGGCGGCGGCTGGAACAACGCGCTGAAGTGCGGCCCCCGCTCTGTCACCCTGTCCGACCTGGCTTCCAAGACGGACGCGTACTTCGGGTCTCGCCTTTCGTATATACCCCCTGTCGCGTAAGCGACTAGCAGGGGACCGGGGGCGGCCAGCCCCCGCGAAGGGCCTTGCAAACTAAATATTTGGGTACTATCATGCAGACGAACCCGTCGTTCGCGCTTTCCTGTGGCGCGCTTGTGGGCGGCAACTGGAACAACGCGCTGAAGTGCGGCCCCCGCTATGTCAACCTGAACAACCTGGCTTCCAAGACGAACGCGAACATCGGGTCTCGCCATTCTATCCTATAATATCGCTTCCTTTCACTTTGCATGATAGCACCCCGCCGCTTGGCGAAAATTAAGCCGAATAAGGGGTGCGCCTAGTAGGCAGCAGCCGAAAAGCGTCAAGGCGATAGAAAGGAAAACCATTGAAACGTATCGGAAATCTATATGACCAAATCGGCAGCCCGGAAAACATACGGGCGGCCATATTGAAGGCCAGCAAAGGAAAGCGGCACCGGCCCCAGGTTCGGGCCGTGCTGGACGATCTGGACAACAAAGCTATGGAGCTGTCGGCCGCCTTCCGGGCGGAGCGGGTGCCCCTGCACCCCTATACCGCCGACATAAGGGTGGAAGGCAGCAGAAATAAAAAGCGGGTTATTCACAAACCGCGCTTTTGGCCGGATCAGTGCGTACACTGGGCGATCTATAACGTAATGGGCAGCTATCTATATAGCAGCTTTTACCCTATCACTTGCGGCAGCGTCCCCGGCCGGGGCGTGCATTACGGCAAACGGTTCGTAGAAAAGTGGATCAGAACAGACCGGAAAAATACCCGGTATTATCTGAAAATGGATGTACACCATTTTTACCTGTCTATTCCAAACGAGCGCTTAAAGGCCGCATTGCGCCACAAGTTCAAAGACCGCCGGGTGCTTGCCTTGCTGGATCGAATTATAGACCTGGACGAAGGGCTACCCATAGGGATGCTATTAAGCCAGTGCCTAGCAAATTTCTACCTTGCCCCGCTGGATTTCTACATAAAACAGCAGTTGCAGGCAAAATATTACGTCCGATATATGGACGATATGGTGGTATTTGGCCCGAATAAAAAGAAACTCCATAAAATGCGGATTCAAATACAGGAATGGTTACACGCCAACGGCCTGGAAATGAAGGGAAACTGGCAAATCTGCAAAGAGGAAGCCGAACCGCTGGACTTTATGGGTTTTCGATTTTACCGGAACCGTACCACCCTGCGCCGCTCTATTATGCTGCGGATCACGCGCCGGGTTCGCCGGGTAGACAGGAAGGGCCGGGCGGCTACCTATCAAGATGCCGCCGCTATACTGTCCTATATGGGTTGGATTTATGCCAGTGATACCCACCAAATGTTCACGATCTGGATAAAACCGCATTTGCATATCCAGAGAATGAAAACGATAGTTAGGAGGAAACAGCGTGAAAACCTACAAAAGCGCAAGCACCCAGCGGCCGCCCGAATGGGACACCGATAGTTCCCCGGATTCCGTTTACCACAATTACAACGTTGTGGAGGTTCCGGCAACGGACGAAAGCCCGCTCATGTATGAGTACGATGTGGACAAATATACCCGCGTGGAATATTTGGAGCATGAAAACAGCCAGTTGCGGCAGACGGTAAACGCATTATTGGGGGTGACGGTATGAACGTATTAGCAGCAGCGGAACAGCTGCGCCGCGCCGTTCAGATGTTCGCGGCCAGCCTGGACGAAGAAAAGGCCCTGGAAGTGGCCGCCGTGTTCGATCCCTGGGCCGTCGGCAAAACGGTAACACCCGGCCAGTATGTGACCTATGGCAAAAACGCCGTAGGGGATCCCCAGCTCTACAAGGTCAACGACGGCATGGGCCACACGACACAAGCCGGGTGGGAGCCGGATGTGTCCCCGTCTTTGTTTTCTCCCATCGGCCTTAATTCTGAGGGCTACCCCGTTTGGTCTGCACCCACCGGCGCACATGATGCCTATAACACCGGCGACGTTGTGGACTACAACGGCAAGCTCTACAAGTCCCTTATTGACGGCAACACATATTCCCCGGACGCATACCCGGCCGGGTGGGAGTTGGTCTGATGGACGGCCAGGAGCCGCCCCAGGAGCAACCCCAGGAGGAAGAACACCCCCAGGAGTATGAACCGATATACGACGATTATTACGACCATGTAAGCGGACTATTGGAGGAATACTAAATGGAAGCATGGAGAAAACAAACCCTTTTGGCCTACCTGGGTTATTATCCCTACACGGACATTGATGACGAGTGGGGGGATCAGAGCCAGAAGGCAACGGAAGCATTTCAACGGGATTACCAAATCACTGTTGACGGCGTTTTCGGCAATGGCACACTTGCCCGGATTCTGGAAGTGATTTCCACCGGGGAAGCCCCGGTCATTGCCCCCGAAGCACCCGACCCGGATTCCGATAACGGTACCCAGGGTTCCAATAACGAAAAGGCCGAAGCCAATAACACAACCGGCACGATCTGGGACGAAATCAAATATTTCAAACGTGAAGAATTTAGGTGCCAATGTTATAAACAGGTGGCCCGCTACGGCGGCCCCTATTGTAACGGCTTCCCGGTGGAGCCGGACGAAACCCTGCTGCGGGTTCTTGACGAAATCCGCCGCCGGGCCGGTGTTCCCATTTCCATTGTGGACGCGGGCGGATCTGGTATTCGCTGCCCGGATCATAACGCCCACGTCGGCGGCGTGGCCAACTCTGAACACAAGTACGGCCGGGCCGCCGATCTGCACCCGGATGGGATTACGCCCGCCAAACTGCACGCTATTGCAGTAGAGGTAACGGCAGAAATGATTCCCGGCCGGGGTGGTATCGGCCTGTATAGCTGGGGCGTTCATGTGGACGTTGGCAAATTCTCCCGCTGGAACGGCTAAAGAGCCGGAGCGGAAAACGGGAGGGGGAGGTGATGCCAATGGAAACGGAAAAGTTAATCGCGTTGTGCGTGGGTCTGGGGCTGCCTACGCTGATACAGTTAAGCCCCTTAAAGGTGAACCCATGGAGCTGCTTGTTTAAGTTGCTGAAATGGTTATGGCGTGGCCTTTGCCGATCCCTTAACGCCGAAGTTCTGAAAGAGCTGGGCGACGTTAAAACCGCCCAGGATGATGTAAAAAAGAAATTGGAAGCACACATCAAAATGGACGATGAAAGGGAAGCGGACAAAGTGCGGGCCAGTATTCTGCACTTTAACAATGAGCTGTTGCGGGACATTCCCCACACAAAGGAAGAATTTGTGGAAATTCTCGCGAAAATCGACTGGTATAACGATTTTTGCAACACCCGGAAGGATTACCGAAACAGCCGGGCCGTTCATGCCATTGCCAACATAGAACGGGTATATGATGACCGGCTGCAAAAACATGATTTTCTTTAAGGAGGAAAAAACAATGTATGAATTTTACGATTCCCTTGAATATTTCTTTTACTGCTACGGCCTGGAAATCCTGGGCATGATTCTTGTAGCTGCTTTCGGCTGGCTGGGCCACAGCGCAAAGAAGATTTACAAGAATCACATTGAAAAGGAAAACGGCCTTTTGGACAGTGCCACGAAAATGGACATTGCCCGCGCCGCCGTCCAGTTCGTCGAACAGGTATGGAAGGCCCTGCACGGCCCGGAAAAGCTGCGCAAGGCCCTGGAAACTGCACAGACCCTTTTAGCCAAAAAGGGCATTGACTTCGATGCTGAGGAAATGGAAATCCTTATTGAAGCAGCGGTGGCGGAGTTTAACGACGCTTTCCGCAAGCCCCTGGACGATGTGAACGCCAACGCTTACAGAGATAACACCGAAGATCCCGGCGAATACATCCCCGGCACCATTGAAGAACTTACCGCCCCTTAACACGATCTAACGCGCACTTTTTGCGTAAAGATGCGCGTTAAATCACACGCGTGCGATATGCGTGTGATAGAATAGCAATAAAAAAGCCCCGTAACCATTTCCAAAACGGAAACAGTTACGGGGCACTTTTTCTTTTTCCCTGTTTTGCATTTGAGTGCAACATCTTACCAGCGGGAAAGCCTGGGCACACAAATACCGAACGTACCGCAAAGGAAGAACACCCCAGCGGCGGGGTTCGTATTTGATGGGTTTGGTACACCGGAAGGGACTCGAACCCCCAACCCTCGGAACCGGAATCCGATGCTCTATCCATTGAGCCACCGGTGCATCTGTATAACAGCCTAAATATTATAGCAGGGTTTTTCCACT